ATTATTACTATCAAATATCTGTGTATCTGCTGCTTCTTTTTCTAATAGAGAAAGCGAAGTATAGTATTCTAGAGTTTTAATTCTTCTATCTAACTTGCCAATATCTCTCATAGTATAACGTTTGTTATCTACTGGAACAACTAATACATCGTCTGTTGAGAATACATATGGTTGTAATTCTAAATTATAGATTACCATAGAATCTGCAGGATCATTAGGAGGTGTTGGTCTTTTATCTGTTACGCCTTTGACAACATCGAATTTGCCTTCTTTACTAATAAAGACTTTATCAATACGACCCAACCAATGAGTAATATCTGCTGTAACAATTCCACCAGGTTGAGGAGTTTGTGTTAATATTCTTCCAGTACCTGTACTAAATTCTTGACCAGTTGTTGCACTAGTATGGGATTTAATTGGCCTAAAATCTAAACAATCTCTAAGTTGTAGTGTACCTTGAGGAGAGTCAAACGATCCGATTTCTTCGTATGTCGGATATGAATCTACTGAGAAATAATCTCCAGATCCATGAGTAAAATGAAAGAATTTGACAATTAAGTTTCCATTAGGAACTGTGTTTCCGCCTATTAAATTAATCTTACCTTCGGTATAGAAGTTATCACGTTGACCATTATCAAGTGTAAATTTAGATGTGACATCAATTCCTGATGCATCTTTAATTTCAACCAGATTAATAATGTCAACTGCGGCTAATCCGTATGAAGTAGACCCGTTAGCAGTTATCGTTTTTGTAACTTGACTTGATTTTGTTTTTTGAATTTGTGTAATGTTAGCTTTATATACTGGAAGAATAACTTGACACGATGCGCCATTTGCAAAACCAGTCATTGATGTAGTATTGGCAATAGTAACACTGTTTGTACCGTTACCTGTAATATTACCAGCTGGTACAGCAATTGGTGCATTTCCTGCTATTGACATTAATACGTTTGATGTATTAGCTAATACTCCTTGAGTAATGTTAATAGAAATTGTTGGAGTAGCATTAGCCGTAACTGTAAATTTCTCTCTTACAGTATAAAGTGTATCAACACCCGACCCATCATACAATGTTTTAACCGCATCATATGGAAGTTTAAACACTAATCCATTATTACCTGATTCGAATCTTGTTCCAACTGTGGATAATGTTCCTGCAAAGTTTTGACCTGTTACAGTCTGTGAAACTTTAGCAACAGCAGTAAATGAATTTGAACCTGACATAGTAATGTCAAAAAGAAAAAGTCTTGCAATAGTGGCTGATTGATTCTCAAAGCCTCTTGCACGTGCAGTACCAATAGCGGCATTACTAGAATTTAATAAACTTAGTGTTGTATAATTATTGATATCTGGCATACCAGTTATAGTACTAGTAGTTAACTTAACATAGTTACCGATAGGCAATGTTGTTATATTAGCATTTTCTTTTACGAAATCTGTTGAGCTTCTTGGCTTATCAGAGAAAACAAATTGTGTATCTTCAGCATGAACTCTATATCCTTGAACATACGATGTTGAAGGTTCAATGCCGAGTGCTATCTTAGTAGCTACACCACCGTTAGCTGCTGTAAGATATCCGTTATTACTACCACTATTTAAATGTTCTTTAACATCGATGACGAAAGGTTTAACTGAATAATTTCCAGATTCTTCGTGTGTTCTAATAGCAAAGCGATCTGTCAAAGCAGCACCAGTTGGATCGGAAGTTACTGAACTTACTAATCCATTCTCTATTTTCATAAGTATGATATAGTTTGAATATGTTGTATTTGGTGAAGCGATAGATTCTTTAATAAGAGTACTAACGATCTGATATCTGTTTGCGCCAGGAGCTGCATAGTTTGTAGTACCTGTTGCGTTATCTCCTAAGTCAGCATCTTCTGTAGTTGAAATAACATTTTCAGTTATGTTTAAACCAATGAGGTATGAAGGCGTATTTGTATATTTGTCTAAAATTAATGATTGAGCAGGGACGTATGTAAAACAACCTGAAATAAAGTAAACACCTTCTTCAATATTTGCAGTAGAACCATAACCGGTTTGACTGGAATATGCTGAATCTGTTCCAGTTCCATCAACGTCAGTTCCACCTGCAACCATCAACTTAGATGCTGTAGCGTGTGAACTTTGAAGAATTTCTCCAGCAGCAAATACTTTAGTAGTATTTCCTGTACCTGAACTAGTATACTTCACATATAGTGTATTCGAATCACTACCAGTTGCAGAAACAACTTGGTTTACTTTTGCAATAACTCCACTTGTTGCACCTGTTACAGTAGTACCAACCACGTTGGCCAAATAGTTTGATGTAGTATATTGTGTTCCACCTGTGGTGAAGACTTGCTCAACTTTAACGTAATCGTTATCAAGTTTATGTGTGGTCTTGCCACCTACTACCGGTGAACCATCGTTAAATGCAAATTGACCGTGTCTATCGATCTGTGCTTGCAGTGCAGTTTGTAATTGAGTTAACTCTCTTGCTTGAACAGCATAACCTGGTCTGAACAATACTCTGTGGTAATTGTCCGATTCTAAATAATCATCATAAAACGGTTCTGAACCATATATTTTAACTTTACTAATTGTCATATTTTTTTTTCCTACTTATATACTATTTATAAAGTATATTAGAATTCAATAATTATCTTAATGTCTTCGATTTGTGATGATGATCTGTTAATAGGATCTCTATTTTCTAAGAATAAAACTTGTCCACTATTTCTTGCAACTTCTGCCGCATTAACTGCAGTTGAAGCATGAAGCGAAGCTGAACCACCACCTACACCAGTTACTGTTTCGTTATTAGCGAAATCTATATAACCAGTTTTTGAGTTACGATGATAGTATAATCTATTGTTAGTTGAATCAATTTCAGTAATAAATGCTTTTGCACCAGATGTTCCACCTGTTAATACTGCATCTACTAAGAATCCAGTTGTATTTTGACCTGCGGCTAGACTTAAAAATTTAGTAGCTCTTAGTGTTGGATTAGACGCTGCTGTTGCTAACGTTGTTCCATTGATAAGTTTTGGATTTTTGATTAATGTTACTTGTCTGAAATCATTATTAATTGCAAGATCACCGGATTGTGAACCAGTTAATAATGTATTGACCGCAACATAGAATCCGCCTAATTCGTTGACTGGATCGTTACCATGACCAAGAGCAGGAGCTATAACTCCTCTAGCAGTACCACTTGAACCAGATCCACCTGTAATTGCAATACGAGCAACGGTATAATTAGTTCCTTTGGCTGTGACAGTGATTGCAGTAACAGCTCCACCTGAAACGGTTGCGTTTGCTGTAGCACCTGTTCCGTCACCTGTAATTGTTATAGTTGGTGCAGATGAATAACCTGTTCCACCAGCAGTAACTTCTATTCTTTCAATACCTGCAGCTTTAACATCATCTCTTGAAGCTTTTTGGTTTAAGTATTGTGCGTAATCACCCTCTGATAATGCAGCTTCTGCAGCAGCATCATTGTTATAAGCTAAAGAAACTGTCTTCACCGGCATGTATGAAGTTGTTAAGAATTTCTCTGAATCTTCTACTGCGATAGTGTACATGTATTTCCATGAAAACCCATCTGATTCTGCTTGAGGTTGAGTCAATGTTTGAGTAGGTTGAATAGTAGAAACACCACCACCTGCTACTGTACATTTATATACTTTAAATTCTGATGTGACAACATAAAAAGATTTGTCATATATTGTTTGATCGTCTGAGTCCCATGCAATATAAGAACTGCCTGATGTCCAAGTATATCTTGGTACAATATGAGAAACATCCGAAGCTGTAAGAGCTTTCATACCTAATAAATTTTGGTATGCTTCGTTTACGTTATCGATATTATCGTATGGCGTAAAAGCGGTTGTGTCTGAAGTATCAGATGTTGTGAGTGACCATACATCGGATTTTCCGATACCAACGTATACTTCCGTACCTGCTGCTTGTATGTCTTCTTTAAAGTTTTCAGCGTTTGTTACCCTGAATTGTGATGTTACGATTGCCGTCATTGTTCTATCCTATGATTGAGTTACATTACTCATTATGTTATATTTATTTATAACAGTTTCAGAGACGTTTGAGATCAAATTATTTTTATATTCTCTCATTGGTACATTATCTCTAAACTTTTTAGACTGATACCAATCGTCTCCTTTTCTACCGAAGTAGGAATTCTGTTGTTGTGCTTTAAATGCAGGATTTCTTACTAAGATATATTCTGCAGGTAATTTCTTAACCGCTGTTCCGGTTGAAGTCATTATCGATCCGTTAGTTTGCAATGGATTTAAGTGGTTACCAATTGTTGGGTCAACGTTCGTGTGATTTAATTCTAATCTGATAATAGGTTTAAGATCTCTGCCTCTTGTTTCGCTTGAAGCTGGAGAACCAATCTTAATATTTGGAGCTTTTACATATCCACTACCAACATTTGTAACTGTGAATCCAGATATTTCGCCTTCAGCATCCAAAGTAATAATCGCAGCTGCATTTACATTTGAAGAGAGTAATACTCCTTCTTGGTCTGTAGCTGTTGGTGCACCTATGACTAATGTTGGTGCAGTCTTATATAGTTTATCACCTAAGTTACTTAGATAAATGTTTTGGATTTTACCTAGATTGGGATTTGCTGAAGCAATTGCGTTTGCTTGTGTATAGTTTAAACCTTCGTTAGTGATAGTGATAGTCTCTATTTGACCTTGAGCGTCTATCGTAGTTGATGCCGTCGCAGAGGCACCAGTTCCACTTATTGTTATTGATGGTGCAGATGAATAGCCATATCCTTTGTCAACAGTTGTAATTGCTTTAATCATATGATTAGAAACTGTAGTAACTGAAGCTGCTGCTCCTGTACCTGCAACTGAATTAAATGTTAATACTGCTGTTCCATCTGTAACATTACCTGATGTGTGGGTTGGTGCTGAGCTTGATACTGTACCTGCTGTGCTTACTGTGTACAAATTTACACCATGTTTTATAATAGCATTAGCTGCATATGTTGCACCTGAGGCCCAAGCTACAAATCCAAGAGTAACTGTTATAACACCTGGCACACCATAGTTTTCACCTGAAGTTACCATTGTTATTGCAGAAACAGCACCACTACTTATTGCAGCCGTGGCTGTCGCAGTAGTATATCCGTCTTGATCTACGATATCTATCTTGTTTGGTGCAACTGTATAACCAGATCCACCTGCTGTTACCCCAATTGCTGTTACACCACCTTGTTTAGTGGCTACACTTAAAGTGCTAGAACGATGAATTCTTGCTTCAACGTTTGGTGAGAAGGTAGCTACGAAAGCTTCCACTAATACTGGAACATCTTCTGCACCAATTGTACCAGGTTGTAAACCAGGCATTGAGCTTAATGTGAATCGATTTATACGTGAGTATACATCTGAGAATAATTGGCCTGTTCCGTTAGTTGCGCTACCTGATACTCTCTGACTATCTCCTAACGCTGCACGTGTCAATCCAATTAATATGAGGATCTCACCAAAGAATTTAAACCCAGCAGGATGTACGAGCTTCTCAAAAGAAGAATTCCATTTGGATAAATTTTGGCCTGTTCTTATTAGATAAGAGAATTTTTGCCAGTAATGAGAGTCTTGAACTCTTATACTTTTCTCTGATATTTTTCCTTTACGATCTAAATAACTTGAAGTTCCTGCATCCCATGTACCATCACTTGGTTTCAGTGTGGAATCCCATGGATAGATGACTTCAACTTCATCATTAAATAATAATCTAAAGAATACTTCTACAGAGTCTTGAGCTCCTTTAATTTTATAGAAGTCTGTGATCGTTTTATATAGGTTTCTCTTATCAACTGTAATGTCTCGAGGTAATGAAGCAGCGATTTCTTTCTGCATTAATTGCAAGTATTCGTCTGCGTTCTCATCAATGTTCATTGCCTCTTCGATGGCATTAATAACATATGATGGACCAGGACCGACCCAGTATTTAACGATTGTTGTCAGCGAGGCACTTAATGCATTATACGAAGATAATCCGTTTACACTAAAAGTCTTACCAAGCTTTGCAGTACTTGTCGCGAGAGAACCTGGTAATTCATTACCATTTGATATTGTTACATTTGTTGATGATAATGAAATCGTTGTGATTGTACCATCTACGTTTGTAATCTTTAAAGTTGAGTTACCACCTTGAGCATCTGCATAGAAATGATCGTTTGAATTTTCTGGATCTAAGATTCTAAAGGTGGCTTTACCACTCGATATAACATCTACATGAGTTTCAGTTTCCTGATATATAAACTCTTTCATGTTCTGATACTTGTAATAGAATTCAAGCATCGTTTTAATTCCAGATGATTTCTCTAGAATTTCAGAAGGTATCAATTGATCGATACGTATATCTTCTTTTGTTTTACGCTTAGTCGATCCTACGGATTCAATATATCCAGGAGAGTTTGCGTTTGAACCATATCCTGACATACTTAGCTAGTCCTAAATCTTGCAGTTGTTTTGTAATCAATTGTACCTGAAGAACCTGATACTGCAATTGTATCTTCTTCAGGAGTTATAACAACTCGAGTAGAATCAATTGAAAGTAGCTGATCTCTTTTTGGTGCAATATCCAATGAGTTTGGTAATACAGTAATTCGAATAGATGCAGTGCTATCTGGTTTAAAGTTGTTAAGTGTTATCTTACCAAGTGTTGGATCAACTTCACCTGCATCTGGAACTGCCTTTACTTCTACACCTGATACAAGCTTAAAGACATATACATTTCTTTTCGTTGACGCTGCAATTGCTTCATCTCCGAAGTAATGCTTTTCTCCACCTATAAGGAACGATGTACTTGATATGCAACTCTTTGTGGTTCCTGTTGGAACAAAGAATGAACCAGTAAAAACAAGGCTATGATTATTCTTTGTTGTTGTTGGTGTAATGTTTTGGAATATAAAGGGACGAACAGTACTATTCAAAATAGCAGGATCGGCTTTATCAATATCTTTTAAGAGAGATGAATGCCTGAATACACCATCGAATTTGTTTAGATCATTTAAACTGAAATCATCTATTGTATCTCTTACAACAGAGGTGAGCTCTACAGAAGTTCTATCTGTAAGGTTCGGATTATATTTAAATGCCACATCAAGTTCTAAGTATGTGAAGTTAGGGTTTACAATTTCAGGTGTTATGCTGACAACGTTTTTACCCTTTAATATGTTTGTAGTAATATCTGATTTTTCTGCAATCGTTAATACATCTGCCGATACAGGTTTAATACAGATAAAGATTTTACCATAATCTGGTGGATCATTATCTTCTCCGCCCCAAGTACTGATCGCGGATATATTAGAGAATTCACCCAATATAATAGAACGATAATCGTCTGAGGTAACTGCACGTTTCTGAGATGTAAATGTAAGAGGTGCATTGTATCGTATTGATTCCATTGTTTCTGCCTCGGATCCACCTGCTGCGGCAGTTACGAGTGATGCAGTTACATTTGAATATCCACCGACGGTATCTGCAACAGTAAATACTTTCGCACCATTTGCCTCATCGCCATTTGAATAGATGTAATCTAAAGTGATAATGTTATTGTTCGAAGGTTTAAAACCAATGACTCCGTCACCGAAATATATTTCATAATATTCGTTGGAGTTTTCTTGTAGATGATAGATCTTTGTATCTGATTTGGCAGTTAAGAGAGAAGCGAATTTTGTATAGATGTCAAATCCTGTTGATTCTTCATTTGCCTGTACTCTTACTCTGAGTGTGGATGTATCGACATCTTTATCACCGATCTGAAATTTCTGATTGGTTAAATCGTTATCGACCCTAAACTTCATTGTCTTATAGATGCCTTCTGCAATTTCAACTGCAGGGAACGTATAGGTCTTTGAGGCTCCATTCGTAACCAGAGTCGCGACAACAGTGTTGAGGACGACGAACGTAAATTCTTCACCGTCTACCAGCGAAGTACATTTAGTACCACGAGGGAGTGTCAGGGTGGTTGGTATTGTACCGACCTCAGATGAAACGTTGACAACAATATTCACAGTGGCTCGAGCGGAAAGCGTCGAACGAGGTATATAACCGAGCATCTTCGCGCGTGTTACTACATTGCCTCTTATCTGTGCAGAATCCAGAAACGCTTCATTCAGTGCCAAATGGGCAGTCATCGCATTATAATGTGTATTATAAGCAAGTACATCTAATAGAACGGAAAGACCCGAACCATCGAAATCATAATCGTTAAATTCTGTTTGTTGTTTTAAATAGTTTTTGAGATTCAGTTTGATCTGATCAAAATCTAATTCGGTTGTTTTTAAATTGGAACTCGCCATAATACTTACCTTATCTTATTCTTTGTAATACGATTTCTACTTCTTCTTTCGTATCATATTCTTTGATGTTAAAAATGACATTGATTCTATATGCATTTCTTTCTGATAGGTCCACTATCTGAACATTATCTACACGAACACGAGGCTCATGATTTACTAATACATTTCTTACACCCTCTTTGAGAGCGATTCGAGTAATTGCATCGGCAGGCTCAAATAGCAATCCACGTAAATTTGCAGCGAGAGTGGGCTGGAAAGGACGTTCATAGAAGTTACTTATTAATAGGTTACGTACGGCATTTTTAACTGCAGCATCATCCTTTAAAGACATGATATCCTTTCTATGAGGATGCAATTTAAGAGAAAGGTCTAGGTCTGCCCAACCTTTTCTTCTTGCAACACGAGCACTTCTCTTAGGGTTCGTTCTGCTGCTGGCTGTCTTATCTGATTGTAAACTCATAATAGTATTTATAACTCTTTCTATGTACTTTGTGTCTAATATATGGTATAATATGAATCAACCCTGGGGGCTAATTTTCCCGGGGAGATTTTTTTTCTAGGGTAAAAACCCGGAATGATTCGAATATAACTGAGCGACAGCAGCAGCCAGGCCCTGGGCCCTATTCCACTCCCCTGCATTTCAGCTACCCGTACATTACTCATCTGCTTCTGCTGCGACCGGAACGCCTGTATCAACCTGAACTCCTGTAGGCGCTGTGGCTGAACCTGTATGTGTATGAGTATCTAGTACAATGCCCTTACCGGTTATGCTGTCTGTGGCTACGAGGGTCTTATCAAACGTAACGGCTTCAGTCACAGAGAGCGTCCCTGTGATGCTAGTATTTCCATCTAATGTTATAACATCAGTAATACTATTAATGTGTATGTCGCCTGCATGGTTAATCTCTAACGTACTCCCGGACTTATGCGTTACCTTTAACCGGTTATTATCGATTGTATCATCTATTTCAATGAGATGACCGGCGACAGTCTTATTTACATGGTTATATAGGCCGTCTTTTTCGAGTAATATGATCTCTTCCGGCTGATCCGAACCGGCCTCTATAGGATACGTACCTGTAAAGCCCAGCGATGCATCACGAAGTTCTGTTGTTTGAGACGATATAACACCTAAGATAAGAGGATCCTGAGCACTGGGTCCGTCTCTAAACAGCCCTACTACCCATGTACCCGGCAATAGGGAATGATTTTGCCCTATACCACCAACTCCAGGCTGTGTGGCCGGCATAGTAACCGTCGCCCATGGTAAATCTTCAGTGCTGATTAATGCTTTGTTCTCAGTATGGTAACCGAAACACCTGACTCTTACTCTACCCAGCAACAACGGATCAACGATATCTTCCACCACCCCTGTATACCACGTCATCTTACCATCTACAAATTGATCTTCTCTCATATCTTATACCTTATCTAGGTCCTCCGCCATACTATCCTTCTTACATCTTACGTCCATTGTATACTCTCCGGGTTTAAACCTATGCGTTATCTCCGTAACCAGGTAGTACCCTGATTGCATCCAGTCGATCATATCCCCTCTCTCTGTATCTAGATCATCTGCCGTAGAGGACTTAGGGATCTCTATCTCTATCATCTTACCCGTAGACAGTTTGAAATCGCCGTTTAACTCTATATCCTGTGTCATAAAGTCGAGGTTATTTAAGTATGCCTCAGTCTTCAGCAGCGTTGGGACGATCGGATTATGATAGTTACTGAACGAGTCGTGTGACGCACTATTTTCGACAATGTAGTAGTTCTTC